AGCTGCTCCATGTATTCAGATTACAAACCAAGGATTGCAGGGTGCATCAGCAGTATCTGTAAACGGATCGATCTATGCCGGCCCTGGCGGTGGATCCCTCAACTACATTCAACAGTACCAGGATGGCGCAGACACATGGCTTTCTAGAGCTGCAAGCAGCGTTCAGAAAGAAGACTATGGAGCTTTCGGACTTAACGGAACTGTCTATCAAGCTGGTAACGTAGCAAGCGGTCCAAGTACTCTCGTTGAGTCGTATAAATCATTCTCCTATTTCACTATGCCTTCGATGCTGAAGAGTGCCAACCCCCCTTCTAGCATATTTGTAAGCGCAGCAATCGCTGCTCTAGCTACATCACTACATGCTGAACTAAGATCTGATGGGGACACCTGGCATGCGCTAACAGCTGGTTTGGACACAGCGCTAAAGACTGGCGAAGTCGCTAATACTAAGTTCTTGAATGCTCCTCTAAGTTACTTTGCTGGTGGCGCTAACAGTAGCTCTATCGCTGTTCAGATCAACGAGTTGTTTAACGACAACTTGGCTACTTGGACTCAAAGAGCCAATATGACCACTGCTAGATACGGCGGTCTAGGTTTTCCTATCGCTGGCAATGGATTAGTGTTCGGTGGAGCCAACACAGCTGGTACAAACTTAACCACTAATGAGAAGTACACAGAGATCACCGACACGTGGTCAACGCGTACGAGCGGTATCACCGCAAGACATCTTAGTGTTTCTTGGTCTATCAAGGATATCGGCTATGCAGTTAATGGCGGCGGAATATCCGGCAACACAAACGTAAACGAATCGTTTAACGACACAACCAATGCATGGACATCAAACGCTACCACGGCTACTGCTACTACTGGATCAACAGGTTCAGCACTCAATGATTTAGGATATATTTGCGGTGGGATTACGAGTACTGTACAAACAGCGGCGCTATATTACAATCCAATCACTAATGCATATACCACCATAACTAGTATGCCAGACAGAGAGTATGCAGGAACCTCATTTGCTGCCAATGGCTTCTTATATGTCGTAGGCGGCGATGATAGCTCAATCGGTAACGGTGCTGCTACAAACTCAACCTTTCAATACAATCAAAACACTAATGCATGGGCCACTCTTGCAACCATTGCTACAGCGACTATCTTTGCTAGTGCTACGATGGCTGCTGGAAATGGATACATCAACGGTGGATCTACCAACGGCGTTAACGTCATCGCTTCTGCTCAAAGATACTCTACACTTGGAAACGTCTGGACAACCATCACTTCTATTCCTACCGCACTGGTAATGCCAACCGCTCACAGAGCTGGACCAGAACGTACGTATGATCTGCGTATCGGTGTTCCGGCTTATTATCCTGGCGTTGGACTCGGTGTATGGGTAACTAAGGCAAACCTCAATACCGGTATCAATACCTCAGGATTTAACTTAAACGGTATCGGATATCACATCGGTTGGAACAACGGCGGAACTGGAACTGAGCAGTATAACTTGCCAGCAAACGTCTGGATCGTTAAGGGTGCAGTATCCGGTGGTACAGCAGTTGCTTATGTTCCTGGATGTTCCTTTCAAGGATTTGGTTGGAGATTTGGTGGTAACGGTAGTCCTGTATCACAAGCTACAGACCAATTCAACGATATCACTTATAGCTGGATTAACAAAGCTAACGTTCCTACTGCAGTGAACTTGAACGGTTCTTCAACTCTAAACGGTTATGGCTACTCCATCGGCAGCAGCAACGCTCCTTCGACTCCGACTTATCAATACAATCCGTTGACAAATGCTTGGGCAACTAAGTCCAACGTCACTGCATCTGGCGGCGGAGGAAGTCTTAACCTTGATGCCTTGAATGGATACGTTTACTACTTAAATGGTAACTCAGCGTTCTATAGGTACAACGATTCGGCTGATTCATGGAGCACTCAGACTTCTTATCCGCTAGGTACAATTGACTATAATATGGGTTGCTCTTACAGAGGTCAGCTCTGGATTACTGGTGGATACAACGGCTCAACCGCTGTGACGATTGTCAACTCATATAGTGATTCCACTAAGATTTGGTCTGGAAGATCTAACATGAACATCGCTAACTTTGCTGGCGGTTCTTTCAACTTAAACGGCGGTATCATGCAGGATGGCGGTGGTCAAAACCCAACGAATACACAGATGTTCGAAGGTAGCTTAACGACCACTGTTCTTGGCGCAGCTTTGAGGGTTAGCTAATGAGCACTTATTTTAAACTAGGAGCGCTAGTAGAAGGGGTTAACACCACTGCAACAGCAGCTGGTATTACTACCCTTACCGCTTCAGATAAGACTGTTCAGCAATTCACTGGTGTTCTTACTCAATCTGTAGTTCTTCCAGATGCGACTACCGTTCCTATCGGCAGACGTTTCGATATCGACAATAGATCGACTGGTATCGTTGCTGTTAGTGCTAATGGCGGATCATTGATCGGTAACGTTGCAGCCAACTATCAATTAACATTCCTATCTACCTCAAACAGTACTGCTGGCGGCGCATGGATCATTGCTAACGCAACCGGCGTTCCTGGTGGTGCAGGTCTTGTATCTAATGCTAACGAACTCAAGATGCTTCAAGCTCTTGCTTCAGGACTAAACTACAACGATGGAACGATTGTATCCAAGTCAGCGTTAGTTGCTAACCCAGAAGAAGCTGGCGGTGACTATGCACTAGCGCGTACCTCCCTTCCTGTAGCTAAATCTCTTGGCTTTCCTTTCGTAATAGGCGGATATTTATTTTTCACTTACGGAACAGGTCCTAGTACTCCAGTTGCTACAAACTATAGATATGACCAAGATAATAACTATTGGATCATAAAAACGTCCGATTCAGTTAGTCGTCAACAAGGAACTGGCTGGACGGATGGAAACTTAGGATACGCGTGCGGTGGTTTTGATGGTACTAATGCTCTAGCTACAGTGAGAAATTACAATCCTGTAACAGATTCTTGGGCAGCATCTGCTAGCTTAAACACTGCAAGAACTAACGTCGCAGGTTGGTATTCTGGGGCTTATGGTTATGCAGCTACCGGATCCCTCACCAGCGGTACTTCAAGTCCAATTACTGAAGTATACACTATTGCACTAAATGCTTGGGTAACTAGATTATCGGCTTTCTTAGACACTGCTACACACTCAATAGAGGGTGTGTTTCACAATAAGTACGGCTACATCATCGGTGGAGATGCTGCATCCTCAACACCAACCAATGCATTCCGCAGGTTTGACGAGCTTCTTACTTCATACACTAATCAGTCTCTTCCTACGACCGCTAGACGCTATCCAGCTGGTGGTTCATGCAACGGGACATTAATGATGGCCGCTGGACAAGCTGCTGGTCCAACTGCCGTAGCCACTGTTGAAGAATATTCTGATGCAACAAACTCATGGCAAGTTAAGGGTTCGATAACGCAAGCGCGTTCGCAGTTGAGTGGTGGAAATAAAAATTTCAACAATTCAATGTATGTTGTCGGTGGAAACAATCTCACTAGTGACTTAGCGACAGTTGATGAATATAGAAATTTCAACTGGTTTACCTTTGTCGGCGTTCGCCAATCTCCAACACTCCCAACCTCTGTACTCCTAGCTGCTGGTGCAGCAGCCGTAGCATCTACTGTTGCAGCGCAGATCAGAACTGACGGCGATAACTGGAAGAGTGTCACTGCCAACGATGCAACTACTATCTTGAGACAAGGTGAAACTCTTATCAACAAGTTTAGGGAAACTGGACTAGTTTACTCTTCTGGCGGCTTTAACAGCAGCACAGTTCAGGCTACAAACTTTCAGTTCAATGACTCTCAAAACGTATGGATCACCAAGGGTAACATGACCACTGCAAGAGGTGTTGGTGGTGGTTGGTCTCTTCAAGGAGTTGGATACGCTATTGCTGGCGTAGCCCCATCATTTCCTGCTACCACGTCAGTCGATAAATACAATGATCTCACTGATGTTTCAACTTCAGCTGCGGCTGTTCCAACAGCTTCCGCATATCTCCAAGGTTTCACAGCAGACGGTTTCGGCTTTGTGAACGGCGGGTCACCTGATGCTGGTCCTACAATCCTTAGTGTTAATCAAAAATACGATCCTACTGTAAATTCGTGGACTACAGTTACCAGTATGAACATCGTTAAATTTGGAGCCTTTGGTTTCAAGTTAGGCGGCGGCGGCTTTGCTTCAGGCGGTCGCGTTGGTACAAACACGGACACTACCGACAGCGAGTATTATAACAATCAGTTGAATACTTGGGTAACTAAAGGTTCTCTAGCAACGGCTAAGATGACCGGCGGAAGTACTGCTGGTTATGGTCTAAATGGTTACGGCTATGCTGCATGCGGACAGATCTCAACATCCGGTACTGCCAATCATCAAAAGTACGACATTCAAGCAGACACTTGGACTAACAAGACATCAGCTATCACCTCCAGAGTGTCTCCTGGTTCTAACGTTGCTGGCGGATATGGTTTTACTTACGGCGGTGGCGCAGCTCTAACCGTGAACGAAAGATATAACGATACTCAGGATTCATGGCTAAGCATGACCGCTCTCCCTGTTGGAACGTCCAATCAGCAGAGCATCAATGCTGGTTCATACCGTAATTATGACGTCCGCATTGGCCTCCCAGCCTACATTGCTGGAATCGGCGGCGGCACATGGACATACCAAACTTCACTTCTTACTTCCTCAACTGAAGTAGAAGTTGTAGAAGTTGGCGGAGCAATGTTAGCTAGAAACGGAACGTCAATCACTGAGTATGATTACTTGTTCAATACCAGCAGAACTGTCTTCACATATGGTTCTAATAGAAGTTACCCACATGTTTGGGGCTTAAACGGTATCATGTACTGCAGCGGTGGAGCTACCGGTGGTTCAGGTACAGACACTGGTGTTGGCGATAAGTTTGATCTGGTAACCAAAACATCTCTTACTATTGCAACGTCACCTAACGCAAACGGTGGCGGTGCTGGATCTGGGCTAAACGGTTATGGCTATAGACACAACGGTATTCAAACTAGCGTAACTGCAAATATCACTTTTTTTGAGAGATATGACCCAGTTGCCAATTCATTTACGTCTCGTACAAACTCAGCGACACCAGGAGCTTTCCTTAGCGACGCAGTAATGCAAGGCTTTATCTACTCTCCTTGTGGCGGTGGTTCCGGCGGAAGCAACGGTAACTATAAATATGACGATGCTGCTGATTCTTTGTTGACATTAACAGTGGTACCATTTACTGGTGCTGCCGTAAGTCTTGGTTATTTCGATGCTGCTAACACGTACAACATCTCATTGAACACCAACCATTATCAGTACAATGCTACGACCAATGCATTCAAAGCAGAACCTGTAGCACCTTGGGCTACAAACGGCGCTTATAACTCTTGGCACGGAAATACGAGAAACGGCACCTTCTTAGCTACAGACGGCACTACGGCATGGAATATATCTGAGTTCAAGACAAGTCTTGCAAGTATAATCCTAGGTATGACCTTGGAGGTCAAGTAAATGTTTTTTAAACAAGGAGCAATGATTGAGAGACTTCAGTCTACCGTCACCAGTGCCGGTACGCTCACCCTTATCAATACGTCTCAAAGCGTTCAGATCCTAACGGGTAGCCTGAATCATTCTGTAGTTCTCCCTAATGCCACAACTATGTCTGTTGGTGAAAGATTTGACGTAGTCAATCTCAGCACTGGCACGATCACTGTATTTGCCAACGATGGGACAACCATCCTAGGAACGGTACCTTCGTTACTTACTGTTCACTTTAGACTAGTTGCTAACGGCACCACTAACGGAACATGGGATGTCTCTTCAGCTTCTTCAACTTCATCTGTCTCTGCTGCTGACCTAGCAACATTACAAGCTGCACAAGCTGGAAGCTTCAGTGGACAGTCTTCAGTTTTCGGTAGTCAATCTAAGCTTGTCACAGTTCATCCTGATCGTCTAAGCGGCGATTTCTGGGTATCTAAGAGCGGTTTGCTAACTGCATTAGAAGCCAACACTGGCATGGAACTCAATGGCTATGGCTATTCTGTTACAGGATTCGTGGGCGCTGGTGGTACCAACAACAATCAACGTTATGACCAAGACAATAACTACTGGATCAATAGAGCTCTAGTCCCCGTCTCCACGTACGGCGGCTTTGCATTCCAATTTGCTGGCTTCGGATATTTCTTCGGAGTAAACGCTGCAGGTAATAACTGCGGAATGTATCAATACACTGATACGACAAATACATGGACTACTCAAACGGCTGAAGGAACTACGACTAACGGTGTAGGTATCCAAGGCTTCGTTCTATCTGATGCACCTTACCTTGCCGGCGGCTTCAATACCAGCAACGGCGTTGTAGCAGAGTATGACACAATTAACCTAGCATATCGCTACCGCGCATCGATGATTCCACAATCTTTCGGTGGCTGCTTCACTATCAATGACCTAGGATACGTAACAGGTGGTGGCAGACCCACGAACAGTAGCCCAACAACCTCTTCACAGAAGTACAATGCTTCGACCAATGCATGGTTGGATATCGCGCTTCTCCCAACGTCTGACCCAGCTTCATATGCATTTGCTGTCAACGGCCTTGGATATGAATTCGGTAATGCTAACGGTGCAGGAACTGTAGCTAACATCTCTCCTAAGCAGTATGTTGATTATGCCAATTACTGGACAGTAAAGAACGTCCCACCAAATGCTCGTGGTTACACCATGTACGGTAACCCAAGGATGAGTCTCAACGGCATTGGATACCTAATCGGTGGACCTAACACTTCTGGCACTGTTCAGACATGGGTTGACTCATACCGTAACTTTGCTTACGTCACTGTTCCTATCACGAAGAAGTCTGTGTTAAGTCCTAGTGCAATTACCGCTTACGTTGACGTCTATGCCTCTGTCAACAACAAGCTAACTAGCTTTCCTTCTGTAAGAGTCAGAACTGATGGGGACAACTGGAGAAACATGTTGGGCAACGTTGCCTACTCGTTGCCTCTTGGAGACAACTCTATCTCTGCTAGATTTCAGCAAGCTCCAGGTCTTTATGTTGTAGGTGGAGGTACATCTAACAGTTCAGCATCGGACATAGCTACCAGTGAATTTTATGTCAGTTCGTTAGATACGTGGTATACCCGTGCATCGATGGCTACAGCACGTGGAGATCAAGGAGCATTTCAGCTTAATGGTTTAGGCTATGTAATAGCTGGGCAAAACGCAAGTGGTACACCAGCAAATACTACTGAGCAATACAGTGATGTATTAAATACCTTTACGACTAAAGCTACTACTACAACTACTGGTAGAAATCAAGGTCCATGTGCATTTGCTACTATAGGATACGGTTACATTGCGGGTGGCGATGGCGCGGCGACGATCTTATCGACAGAACAATACAATGATGTCGCTAATACCTGGACTACAAAGAGCAACATGGTATCGTCCCAAAACTCTGGTGCCATCTTCACGCTACATGATTTTGGATTCATCGGTGCAGGGGATAACTCTGGTGGTAGAACGAACAACGCACAGCGTTACAATCCAATTACTGATGCATGGGCAAGCGTAACAAGCACTAATAGTAACCATGACACGTGCGCATCGTTCTCTATCGATGGATTTGGATATGGCGCATCTGGTTGGGCAGGATCGTTAAGCTCCACAGTTGAGCAGTACAACGACCAATTGAATTCATGGTCAAACGTCGCCAACGTAAACAGTGCTCGTGAAAGTTTGATCGGTTCAAGAGGAAGCATCAATGGGTTTGGATATGCCACTTGCGGCGACTTAAATCCAAGTGTTGTAAACACAAATGAACAGTATAACGTAGGCGCTAACGCTTGGACTACAAAGACCGGTACAAACACCGCAAGGACTCAATTCCGCGGTGGCGGCACTATGACCGTCGGCAACGTTCATAACTATGAAGTTCAAGTTGGTATCGCAGCTCTCAACACGAGCTTCGGTGGAGAGATCTGGGTTACCAAGGCAAACCTCCCTGTAGCTACGCAAATCTATCTAGGTTTTAATGTCGGCGGTCAGGGATACGCTACTGGTGGATATGCACCTAGTTTAGCTACCAACAATAGATTCGATGACGTTAACAACGTATGGTTATTGTCTGCCTCGCTTCCTCAAACCGTAGGCCACGGTTATGGATTAGCATTGGGCGGTAAGGGTTATAGCATCGGCGGTGATAATGGTTCTGTGGGTATAGCTAACGTTTATGCCTTTGATCCAACTTTCAATTCATGGTTGAGTTTAGCTTCATTAGGTAGTGCTACCACATTTGGTTCCGCATTTTCACTAAATGGCTTTGGTTATTTGGCCGGTGGTAACACTGGGTCAATTGTTAGTACTTCATTCCAGTACAGTACTTCAACCAATTCTTGGACCAGTAAAGCTGCAATCGGTACAGTAATCGAAGGTGCACCATCTAAGTCTGCACAAGGATATGGTTATTTGATATCTGGATACAACGGATCTATTGATGTCACCACGGTACAAAAATACAACGATGGTGCTAACGTTTGGACAACTGGTTCTGGGACAGTCAGTCAGCCAAGAGGTTTCGGGGGCGCAGAGCAAACAACTAAAGATAACATTCTATTTATGGGTGGAGTAAATACGGGCTCCACTAACTTCGCTAACATAGATGAGTATCAACCTCTGATGGACCTATTTGTTGTAAAACAGCCATTCACAGCTAGACAGGGAGCTAACGGTTTCAGACTTGGAACTAACATCTTCGCTTGCGGTGGTAACGCTGGTAGTTCAATAGCTACAGTTGAAGAGTACACAACTAACTTCAGAGAAGCTATCCTTGGTCTCTCATTAGAAGTTACTGAAAGTTAAGAGGTAAGTATGATTTACAGAGCAGCCAAAAACACAAATGGAGTTATAATTGCAATCGGTTCGGATGAGAGTCAGTCCGGTAACTATCCATCAGGTTCAGTTGACGGCAGCAATCTTGGCGTGTGGTGCTCATGGACGGACGACATTGCTAACTTGCCAAGTATAACTGCTCCAGTTGTTGGCTTAGATCCTACTATCCTGACACCACTTCGTTACAAAGAGAATGCTGGCGCTAACGGCCTTGAACTGCGCCCAGACGCAGACGTGGTTGCTAGTCCAAACGCTTAAGGTTCAGGAGCATTGAGCTCCGACCTTCTATGAGGTTGAGTGAGGTCTTCTTCCGTTGACCTTGACTCGCTCTTAGAAGTATAACCACCAAACGGAAGGAGACACCTAATGTCTAACAAGACAGACCTAAAAACAGTCCGCGCTGAGGACATCCTCAGGGCAGGCGTAGAAGAATCGTACAAGCAGATCATCAATGCAGACCAAGAACAGACGAGGGCCAGAGCGCAAGCACTTGCCATCCTTCCTGAAGCTGCAAAGACACAGATCGTAGAGGCTTCCCAGTACTCTAGCTACTTCCCAAATCCTATCACCAAGCCCTTCCAAAGGAAGTACATCTTGGCTAAGTTGGAGTTCCCTACCAAGGGATCTCAGCTTGCTCAGAGCATGACTGAGTTGAACGTCCGTATCGATAACCTGTTCACTGATGCCTACACGTTCAGGAAGACTGAACTTGAGGCTGAGATGCTTGCCGTCGAGATGGAAGAGAAGACTCAACAGCTGGACGAAAAGCATACCGACCTTCAGCATAAGAAGCTTCAGATCGAGATTGAGAAGCTTCGCTTAGAACAGCAGAATAAGATCTACTCGCTCAACAAAGTAAAGCTTGCAGCTATGGCTCGTTACAACGAAGCCATGGGTTGGAAGGCTTGCGTTGAAGAGATCATGGGTGAGATGGGTGTTAAGTCTCTTGAAGAAGTAGACTTCAACCAAGTCCGTCTCGATGAGATGGATGCGAAGATCAGAAAATGGGGCGAGTTGCACGCACAGGGTGCTCTTGAGCTCACACCGTCGAAGTTCCAAGCTATCGACTCCAATCAGGACGCCTTTGTCAAAGGTGTTCAAGAAGGCAGCGCCAAGCTTGAAGAAGCTAAGAAGATTCTTCAGCTCTCCGGCTCTGCTCCAAGAAATCAGAACTAAATAGAATTGAAGGGGAGACGAAAGTCTCCCCTTTTATTGAAACAGTAGAGAAGTAGCGTCAACGAACAGTTGCTCATCGCAGTTGTTTTTAGCTTGATACTCTTTAGACCACGTGATGGTAACACCATTAACTAGTGGTAGTTTGTCTTCTTGCTGGAGCCAGTTAACCTGCAAGCGCATGTTCCAGTCAAAACTTCTTATCTGTCCTTCTAAGGCCTCTATAGCTTTAGATGTTAAGGATAACCAACTGCGCTCGTCGCTCACCATCGTGTTCACATCCTCTACGTTAGCTATAAAAGCTAGCACGAATGCATCGATGATGGACTTGTTAACGTTCTGAGCTCTAAGCTCTCGTTTGCGCTTGATCTTCTTATCAATCTCTTCGTTGAGCTTCTTCTTAACGTCAGACATCGTTCTTCTTTATAGTGGAGCAAAAGAACTTGGAAAACTCAGCAGGTCCAAGCTCTCTCATGAAATCGTTCCAGTCGTTCGGGGAACCGGTCAGAGCGTAGTGAGTAGATGCCTCGGCCTCGTTGAACTTCTTCAACATCTTCATGCCGGCTTCATCTGTATCTGGAGCGATGATGATCTTCATCCCTTGTTCTTTGAGTTCCTTAAGCGCTTCCTGATGGTGTTTCGTAGCACCAGCCCCGCTGCAAGAAATAGCCCGCCAGGGATTATTGCTAATCCCACCGCGAGCAGCGTTGAGCGCTTGGTTAATAGAGATCGCGTTAAACGAGCCCTCCGTGACAATGACTGCCTTAACATCTCCAACGAATCGCGATTGATTCCACCCATAAAACAGGAGTCCTAATCTTGTTCCCGGAAGTGTGTCCATCTTCTGGACTTCACCGTCTGGGTGAACGCGTGGTTCTACGAACCTAGTCTGCGCGCCGCAGAAATGATTTTCGAAATAATAGGGGAACACGATGCCGTTCCTCTCTATATCATAATACATGTCGCCCTCTGGAGTAAGACCCCTGCCCTTAATATAGTTGACGCCAGGCGCTGCCCGTTGGTCAGAGAGTGGAATGAAACGTGTCGGCCAGCCCATGACCTGCAACTCGTTGGATGGCGCTTCCCTGATGTCAAACTCACCTTTTAAGAACTCAGGTAGGGAGATCCCGGCCTGCCAGCAGTAGTCATGGATTGTGTAGCCACGCTGGCACTTGCCTTGGCACCACACCCAGTAGGACCCATTCTCTGGATCCATATGCCAGTGGAGGCAGTTATTCTTTCTGCCGTCTTTACAGATGAGACACTTCTTAGTGTTAATCATCTGAGTCCTCTATCATGTCATTGCCGTCTTCTCTAGTCATCTCATCTAACTTACAGCGGGACTGATACTCAACCAGGGCCTTCTTATCCTTGAAAGCTTCCATGAAATGCCCGTCAACGAACGGACACACTGTCTTCTTGCCGGTCCGACCGAAGAATCGGTCTTTGCATATAGCAAAGGTTGTTGTCTTGTACTTGAAGTCTGGAATGACCTCAATCACTACTGATGCCGGTTCCAGGATGAACGAACACTCTTTAATACGACCGTCGAGCTCTGTCCCCTTAGCTGGACGCTTACTGAGTGAGTGAAGCTGGACGAACAACACCACTGGAGCGTTGGACGCTTTGGCATATGGACCTAGATAGTCCTTAAGTTGCATGAGCACTTCGTATGGTGTCTTCCTAAGATCTGTTTCCGAATACTTGATGAGCTGGAAGTAATCGATAAGGATGCATGAGTAGTCTTCTAGCTTGGCTGCTTCTAACAGGTTCTTTACACCCTCGATCCTGGCTGTACGAGGATCATCGACGTCTTTGACGTTGATAAACTTCTCGATGGAGGGCAGGTGAGAGATGCAGGCTAGCTTCTGCTCTCGACTCATTGTCCCGTTCTTGTAATCCCTGAAGTCGGCTCCCACCTCTAGACACGCGATACGAAGCTTGATGTCCGTCTCAGATTCTTCGTTTGAGATCACTAAGACTTTCTTACCTTGCTTCCAAAGCGGTCTAGAGATGTTAGCAGCTACAGTACTCTTACCGCTACCAGTATAGGCGCAGAATAGATATAGATTTTCACGTGTCAGGGGCACGATCTTTGTGAGTGAGTCATTGATGAGGGTGAGACGCTCGCGCAGATGCTTGTCATGTCGAGCCATGCTCTTTATGATGCGGCGTACCGAGTCATTGCTTCCAAAGTTACGCATCTCCTCAACAGAGGCTTTCATTGCGTTAAGCTTCTCGCTAGTACCCATGCCTGACTTGGCTAGGAGTGCGTCTTGCTCTTCTTTTGAAAAGACTTTTATGTTACTGCTCATTGTTGTCACCTAAAACGCTCAGCATCTCTTCTTCTAAAAGAAGCCCATCTTGTTTATCTACCTCGTCAAAATCAACCATCTCAAAGGAGTCTGCATGAGCGCTCTGAAGAGCGTGCTCCCTAGAGGACATCTTGCCGTGAACCTTAGGTTCGCCATCATCGTCTCCGCCATCTGGGATTGGAAAGAAAACGTACATGCTCGACGTAGCAGTGTCGGCAATGTCCTTGTTCCAATCCGTGATGAACTCTGCTTGAGTTACGCCGGCAAACTGAGAGCTGTTGCGAACAGAGTTCCATACGAACTTCGCTGTACTAGCTGTTGGCTGATGCGCCTTGATTGCCTCTGGACAGATGTCACGAGCTTCCTCTAGAGTTGCACCTGCATTACGCAGAGCCTCAAACAACTCGTCAAAGTTGGAAGGAGTATTCTCACGCTTCCTATTCTTCGTGCTTAGAGCTGCCTTCCAGCGGTCGAATATCAGATCAAGATTGTTGGCTGCCATTAGGCACCTCTTCTTGATCCTCAGTTAGAACTTCGCCAGTCTTGATATTAGTGATCTGGATCTTAGCTGAGTTGTTCACCTTATCGATGAACAGGAGCTCGATCTTGTATTCATCGTTGATGATGAAGGGACGGCGGCGACCTAGCCACCAATAGAGTTGAGTCTTTAACTTGTCGGCGTACGAAACATCGCCCATAAAATCTCCTAAAATGTTATCAGATTCCATTATACGATCGGATTCAGAAACTCTTGTACATCCTTGTCTTTCTTGCGGCTGTTGCAGCTATAGCATGCCACGACTAGGTTAGACGAGTGAAACCTCGCTCCACCCTTCGCTAGAGGCTTTACGTGATCTAGAGTTGCTAGATCTTCGTTGAAGTCACTAAATTTCTTGAGTGGACCCTTCCCGCAGTAGGCACAGAGTAGAGTCTTGTTCTTCTTGCAGTGCTCACGTAGAAACCACTTACGATACTTCAGCCATGCTCTATAGCCTATAGGACGTGGAGCTAGTTTCTTGGTGAGAAGTACGAGTGCAGCTAACGACTGCATGTGGGGTTCATGAACTAAAATGTTGTGTTTATCATATCGCATAAAAAGCTTTCGACCTTCCCTTTATACTTGCAAGTACAATCTCATAATGTTGAGCCACGTCGCCGTCTATAACGATCATCTGGTCATCACTGATCCCTCGAACGAGCTGAAGGCTTTCGTTCAAGAGAATCTTACGTACGTTGATAAGTCAAAGCAATATCAGCTTAGACGTATGGGAAAGAACATCTGGCAGAGAAACTCTCCAGCGTATGCTCAACTCAAGAAAGAAGTAAACGGGTCTCTATATGAAGAGGTAGGCGATAAGCTCGTCATGAGCTCATGCTTCTTCAACTTGCTCAAGGATAAGTTTAATAGCTTGGGTGTCCTGGACCTGCGTGGTGAGACTGGAACTAAGATCTCATTGCCGTGGATCAACAAGCCATTTAACCTCAGAGACTATCAAGAAGAAGCTGTAGACCTAATGCTCAATAGTCCTCGCGGCCTTATTAACCTTGCTACTGGGTTAGGTAAGACGCTTCTCGCAACACACTTTGTACAGCGATATAAACGAAGGGCTCTCATCGTGTGCCCAAGTGAGTCCGTTGCTAAACAGTTCTACGACCAATTCGTGTCGTGCTTTGGAAAGAATAGGGTGGGATTCTATGGAGGCGGAAAGAAAAACATATGCGACCTTACAATTGGTATTGCTGCTTCAGTCTCTAGGAATATCAAGGAGTTCCAAGATGCGGAGCTGGGTGTGGTCATACTTGACGAAACCCATCACACGCCCGCAACAACATTCTTTGATATTGCACAGGGACTTAGTAAGGTTGGTAAAATATTTGGGCTTACCGCAACCGATTACCGTTCGGATGGCAAGGATGTAATGATTACTGCTGGGTGTGGACCTGTCCTCATCCGACGCGATATCAAATGGGGCGTTGCAAACGGTTGGCTCGCTAAGCCGTACTTCTTTGTTAGGCAGGTTCCAACCACCGGCAGAGATTATAAAGACGACAAGGGCAAGTCCTATAAGGAGCACGTTCTAAACAGCCCTGTGATGCTCAAGCAGATCGAAGAAGATGCTCGGAAAATGATGGAGGCAGGTAAGTCTGTTCTCATCCTTGTAGATGAGGTTGCTCACGGAAAGCTTCTCAGTTTAGCTCTGAATATTCCTTTTGCTACCGGTATTGATGCTAAATCGCAGAGCTATGTAGATGATCTCAATGCAGGCAAAGTAAAGGGTCTAGTCGGAACTGACGGCAAGATCGGTGAAGGGTCAGACACACAAAATGTTGACTGTCTGGTACTCGCAAACTTCGTAGCTTCTCGTGGCCCAGTTATCCAAGCTGTAGGACGCGGGTTGCGCAAACAAGGTACTAAAGACAAGTGCATCATCATAGATTACATCCCAATGGGATCAACTATGTTGAGTCGCCACGGGTTTGGTAGAGTTGAATTCTACAAAGACATAACTGCAGATGTAAAGGTCGTATGAACTTTAAAGTACCAAAGCAACAAGTCATAGATAATGCAACGTATAGAGCTGAGTACGTCATGCGCCGCATGTGTGACGATATGCGATATCGCCACGATCCATACGCCCGTCACTTCGGTGATCACGGCGGCGACTTAGGTCACTCAGAGCATGCGGTTGTCATGGCAATCAGAGAAGCTATCACGAGTATTGTAGACGACATCTACACTGATGAAGAGTTCGAGCAAGATCTAGGGTTGACCAAAAAGTCCTAACGTAGTATAATAAGCTCATGCAGAGCTTTCAACCGTCTGATAACATCTCAAAATACTTCACCTTCTCAGAAGTACTAGCGCTTCCTTCATGGAGTCGTCTGGGAAATGAGTCTGATGGACTCAACGATGACGTCATCGCTAGACTTAAATTTCTAGCTCAGAAGATGGACTTAGTTCGAACTTATTTTGGTAAACCGATACACGTACACGTGTGCTGGAGACCGGTTAAGTATAACGCGCAGATCGGTGGTGCTAGGAACAGTGCCCACATCGCAGGTGTAAATGCTCAAGGTCTTCCCCTCCAATCAGGAGAGATGGAAGCTGCTATGGATTTCGACGTAGAAGGCATGTCCTGTATTGATGCTAAGAATATGATCCTACAGGACAATAAGCTGGAAGAATGGGGCATGCGCATGGAGAACAATGGCGACAATGCCAACTGGGTTCATCTAGATACGCGCCAACCACTTCCCGGTCACGCACGATACTTTATTCCGTAGATCTGTGGTATAATCTTTCTCAAGGGGCGGTAGCTCAGCAACAGAGTGCCGTGGGCGTAAAAAACTCACGGAGGTCGGTGGTGCAAGTCCATCCCGCCCCACCATTTTAAGAAAGGAATCAATATGAACTAGGTTTGCAAGCCACCCTAAATCTCCAAGCTAAAGGCCACATAGATTTCAATACTATAAACTTTACTCGGAGAATAAACATGAAAACACAGATTAGAGCTCTAAAGCTCAATTTAAAACAAATCGCTAAAGAAATCAGAAACCAGAAGAACGTTCGCAAGAAGTCGCATCCTCACCACGATGTGTACAAAGGCGACAGCTATGTCCTTTACCTTAAGGATGAGTTTAGACACAAGCACGTTGCCTACTGTCTCGTAAGGGGTCGTTCCCTTGAGCAGATAGATTCTGGTGTCAAGCTTGACATGGACCGTGTCAACTGGATCATCAAGACAATGCAGCCGGACTCGAAAGAAAAGCTGTACGTCGTCGTGAACGAAACCCTAACCCCATCTCAGCAGGCAGTTCAATCTGCCCATGCCGTAGCAGAGTTCATGAGAAAGAATCCTCATACGCAGTGGAGTAACGGGTACTTGATCCTCCTCAAGAGCACGCCGGGATATGGTGGGAATATGAGGGGTTACAAGCTTGCAGGATCAGAGTATGCTGAATTCATCGAACCAGACCTAGAGAACAAGGTAACGGCATATGCGTCCTTCGGACCTGAGGTCGAGCGCTTGATGAAGAATTACAAGCTGGTATAAGATAAGTGTGCGGAGCATCTCGGATTGACGAGAAAACCGTTGGGAATGGATCTAATAGGTGCTGAACAACCCGAGGCTGGCTTAAGACGGCCGAGCAGAAATTTCGGGCAAGGCCTTTACGCCTAAGGTGGATCCAGTAGGTATTGCATACTCCTACCCCGCACACATAAATTTATGAGAACATTCTATCTTCTAATCATCCTAGGTTTGGTCTGCTTCATGTCCTGGGAGTTCAACTTCTTCACCAGACATTACGCTTCTCTAGAAGCTAGATTTGATTATGTCTTCTCTCACTGTAAATAACTTTGGTCTCATAGCTCAGTTGGTAGAGCGGTCGATTCTAAATCGATCGGTCGTGGGTTCGAGCCCCACTGAGACCTCCAATTGCCCCAGTAGCTCATTGGTCGAGCAGCTATTTCTAAAATACGCGGAAGCGGGTTCGATTCCTGTCTGGGGCGCCAAACTTCAAGTAACCCACCATAGAGAGTATGGGTTTGCATTCAGCCCCTGTGGATGATAGTAGATTGCCGCTACATCCTTCATCTGATTAGCGTAGTCTTTCTTCAATCTTCTCAACCAGACCTTGTACGCTAGCCAGTTCAGGATACTTACCTTGCTGTTGCAGTTTCCCATATGCCAAGCCAATCTCCTAGCATCGGTGTTGCTCACATCTGTATTGATGCAGCTTACCAGCAAGCAGATAGCACTGTATACGAAGAACGGCAAGCCTAGCAGTCTTGCTAGGTAATGCAATGGATTCTTAAGACTCGGAAAGCTCGCAGCAATCATTGTTGCAACCAGCTGTAACTGTCTGAATAGAAACGAAGAACCCGTCATCTTACCTGGCTGGTTGTTATTTAAGAATCCAAAGTGTGAGATCAATGCCCACAAGAACTTTCTAGGGAGATCCGTGATTCCAAGCTCCATGCAGCCGTTGAGAACTCCGTAGTAGTCGTCTGGACCTTCTTGATCTGAGTCAGTTGGGACTGGGGCTCTGTTCAACATCCCGTTTGAGTCAACACATCCGCTCATGCGGGCATGGTAATCCAGCTCGTCTGCAGGGGATAAGAGTCCCAGCTTCTTGAGCATTATGAAGTACTCACTCGTGTACATGGTCCCATTATCTGAACCTCTACCTGGGGAAGGTCCCATCGGTCCTGGCGCTAGTAGGTTGTTCCCGTCGACGTATGGCTGAAAGTCATCTTTAATACTCATAGAGTTATATTATCAGAAGGTGGGATAGGCTGCCCTATCTAATCCTGAGAGTTAGAGGGCTCTTCTTTCTTTTCTCGATCTTCGAAGAAGATCGACACGCGCTTCTGCGCGTGAGGGTTCACTTAGGTTTTTGTAAGTATAGAAAGAATGGTTTGACTAGCTAGAACCCTTTTATGATACCCGCGACGAGCAACTTTTTAACTTAGTGACGAAAATAATCTTCAACTCACCATGCTGGTCTGGTTTTGTATAAATGCTACATATGATGGACGAAGAAAAGATTAAGCTTTTAAAGAAGATGCGAGAGGACATGTTCCGTATTCAGGTTGAGATTCTCAACGACGGGAAGTTGCCTTACAAGGCAAACTATACCGACGCGGGCTTCGATCTGTATGCAACTGAGGATGTGACGATCTATCCAGGTCAGGTACAGAAGCATCCACTCAATATTAAGTTGAGTTTGCCAAAGGGAACTTGGGCTGAGATCACTTCTAAGTCCGGTCTCGGTGCAAAGGGGTTGCTGGTGTTCGCTGGCGTCATCGACCAAGAGTATCGCGGGATTCCTCACGTTGTTATGAGCAATATCTGGGTGATGCAAGAGATTGGTCCTGACGGGTATCCGCTTATGAGAGTGAACCCAATCATAGTTAAGAAGGGCGAGAAGCTTGCCCAGCTCATCATGAATCCGTACTCGCCGGAGTATTTCATTGAACAGGTAGAAGCAGTTGATACGAATACTGCCAGAGGTGCTGGCGGGTTTGGAAGCACCGGCGCAACGTGATCGTCGTAGATCCGCGACTCAACAAGGTTGAGATGCAGCACTGGTTGGTCCAGTATCTAGCGTCATACGCTACGATGGATTATGATATGCCCATGACAGGTAAAGAGATTACACTGTTTGATATCGCTGTCACGACAACCGGTCAATGTAAGGTTGAACTCTTCGAGAATAATCACGGTTATCAGCTTAAAGCGCTAGCAACCCTTCAAACAGGTCAGAATCAGAGTACGTTCGTGTACAGTCTTGGTATGGTTTTGCCAACGTACTCAACCGTCAAGGTGAGAGTGACCAACTTTGAGAAGTGGCCATATGACATAGCCATCATGCTTCGATACTCCTCTGAGGATCTGTACGAGAAGTACAACAGGGAGTTCACAAGAGCATTGGAGGCCAAGCTTGAGCGCGAAACCTGAACGCAACTATCTAGATGAACTCAATACAGATTTAGGTCACATCTTTGGCGACTTCCTGAGGATGATGAGTCTAAACACTGTAACTCCAGACGTGATTTCAAAGTCCCGCTATGCAGCTCACAACATCAGTGGTAGCTACACACTGGAGTTAAATATAGAGGTTAGTGTTACAGAAATGCTGAAGATGAAGAACAATGGGGTAATCAAATCTTCAGTTGATTTCAATAGCTTAGTTTGTTTCGGTAGCTATATTCCTGATCACCAGGCACAGACACAAGACTACAAGACTGGCACGATGTCAATGGTGCTTGTATACCAAATTCATGACTTAGAAGATTTCCTTAAGGAACTTCATAAGAGAGCTTGGATTCACTACAATGCTTGTATGAACGATGAGATAGATAAGGTACTCGAAGAGTCCTCTGACTAAGTATAATGCTCCAGACAGGAGCATCGATTGGACAATTTCTCCAGCATATACCAAACCAACGTTAGAATCCACGGAATGGACTCCATGAGTTCCGACGCCATCTGGCCTAGGAACACTGAAGTCTGCATCACTCGAATCCCTATAAGGAAGCGAGACGGCTTCGATCCTGATAAGTTCAAGGAGTTCGCTACTAAGTTGAAGAACCATATGGTTCCAAACGGCATAGTGTTTCTCATCTGTTACGCTCCTATTGAAGCTAAGTGGCGACCTTTCGAGATAGCTAAGATGATGGCTGACGTAGGTTTCACTCACATTGACAACATCGTTGTAGAGAAAACCTGGTTCCCAGGCAAGCGCTCAGAAACAAACTTAGTTAACTCACATGAGTACGTTCTCTACTTCTGCAATGGCAACGTCTGGAAACTAGACCGTCTGCCCGTCAGACAATACCTCAAAACTGATGACGAGACATCTTGCCCAGGCAATACATGGAAGATTGAAACTGGTTCTTTGGACGAGGCTTACCCAGTCGACCTAGCTGAACTCCTAATTCGAATGACTGACTGTCTTCCAGGCTCAGTCATATTTGATCCCTACTGTGGCGGAACAGGTTCACTTAAAGCAGCACTCAAACTTGGGCATAGCTTCTTTGGCTTCGAGAACGATCCTAAGCAGATCAAGAAGTACGAGAAGGTAGTAAAAGAATACAATAAGGAGATGGACAATGCCGTTAGACATCGCCCACGCAATCCAAGAGTTAATAAGAAGCGGTAAGACTGAGGGAGATGGCGACGTAACAGTGATGCCAGGCTTCAAAACTGTTGACATCTATCCTATCTTTGAGCATGCGTTCACTGAGAAGGCAAAAGCAACCCTTCTTAACAAGACTAACAATCAACTTTATCAATACAATCGTAAGATTGTTGCCGGGCCAGCACTTATTTTGTTAGGTAAACTTGGGTTAAAAACCTGCAAGATGTGGGCTGACGCTACTCCTGACGGGATGTATGTGAGAGATTTTGACTTAGTTCACTATGCTGCTAGTAGGGCAACCAAAGAAAAGCTTCCTCAAGCAATAATGAGAGTTATAGATACTGTGAATATCGTCGCTGAAAAGGACTTCACAAAGGCGGCGTTGGTACAACTAAGTGTTATAGAGCTTGCTCGTGTAAACACTCCAGAACCCGAGTTTGTAGTGATATCTTACGTCACTCTAACTAAGAAAGGTGCTGAATACGTTGCACAGCATATGTCAGATAGGTTCATCCCAGAGGGTGGACTGCCAGATAGGATTGAGTAATGATTTATCAGAAGAGTAAAGCAAAGAGCGTAACAGCAGATAGAGCTAAGATCAGACAGATTGTGCAAACCACGATCTCTGAGATGGGCGATATCGTTGGGGCAACACTTGGACCGGGTGGACGTCTTGTCATCCTGGAGCGCGATGGTCTGTCTCCGCTCATCACCAAAGACGGTGTTACGGTTGCTAAAGAACTTGGTCTCGCAAACGCTGAGGCTAACGTCATCATCGAATCTGCCAAGGAAATCTGTCTTCGCACAGCTAAGCAAGCTGGCGACGGAACGACCACTGCTATTGTCCTAGCTAGTGCGATCACAAAAGAGGGTCTTGATTTCCTCGAGAAGAATCCCAAATATAATCCTCAGCGTATGGTTAGCGAATTGAATAACCTGTATGCTGACGTAATCTGTCCATTCTTAAAGACACACGCAAAGCCAGCAAAGGAGCGTCATGAACTTATCAACGTCGCTAGGATATCTGCTAACGGCGATAGTCTTATTGCTACCGCAGCTGTTGACGCTGTTATCGCTGCGGGAGAGGACGGCCAAGTTCTTATTGAGGAAGCTGACGATACTGGTATCCGAGTGGAAACGATCGACGGGTGCATCGTAACGACAGGATTAAAGGATATTGGTTCAATCGGTCTAGCTTTCATCAACGACCGTGCAGGTCAGCAGTGCAAGATGGATAATGGGTTAGTATTCCTGTATGACGGAACAATGAACGATCTCAAGGTTCCAGCTGCTATCCAGCAAGCTGTAGAAGGCACTGAGATGTTCGGCAAGCCAATGCTTGTGTTCGCTCACGGCTTCTCTGATGTCGTACTAGATAGATTTGCTAAGACTACAAAGGGCGGATATACTGTTATCCCTGTAAAGACGCCGATGGGTGGAGTTGCAAACTCACGCTCTATGCTTCTGTATGACCTCGCTGCATATACTGGCGGTACGGTTGTGGATCCAGGCACAATTGATGCCTTCATCCAAGAAGAATCAGATGAAGAGTTTGGTAGATTCGAAACTGCAAAGATCAACATGTATGAGACATTCATGACCAGCGATGTGGATCATGAGAAGATTGAGGCTCGTATCTCTGAGCTCAAATCAATCATGCATGTTGCTCCTGACGAGAGACAGAAGATGTTCGCTAAAGCTGCTATCAGTAAATTGACTGGTGGAGTTTCAACTATCTGGGTCGGCGGTGGATCTGAGCTTGAAGCTAGAGAGAAGAAGGCTCGCGTGGAAGATGCCGTGGAAGCTGTTCGCTCTGCTATCGCAGAAGGAATCGTCCCAGGCGGTTGCGGCGTTCACCTAGTTCTATCTGACATCATTGCTCGTCATCCGGACCACGTCCCTTCTTGGGGCATCATGGTGAAGGCACTTAAGGCTCCGTTTGGACTCCTGCTGTCCAACTGCGGTGAGAATTTCGACGACATCTGGAACGCATTGCAACCCCACATAGTCAATAGGAATTCTCCACCTAAATTCATATTCGATGCAAACAAGCACAGGATCGTTGATCCTGAAGAAGCCGGAATCATCGAGCCAGCAAAGGTGTGTAGAGTTAGTCTAGGTAATGCCTTATCAGTTGCATCGCTTCTGATCACATTGGGTGGTATTGTTGTTGTGCCTCGTGACTTTGGTCTTGAGAATCAGCTAGCACTTAGCAAGCAAGCTTTCAAAGATATGATGAATCCTGATAGCGGACTTGTTGGACAGGAGTAACTATGACTACTAAACAGATTGTTATTATCAGCATCGTCGTGATTGCAGCAGCATTTGCGTTCGGTCGTTGGAGTGCTCCAGAGCATGTGAAGATTCAAACTGTCGAGGTTGAGAAGAAGACCGACGATAAGAAGGTAGTAGTGGACGACAATAAGAAGACTACCATCACTGAGACTGACAAGCCAGATGGCACTAAGACCAAGGTTACAGTAATTACTGACAACAAGAACTCTAAGTCTGAAGATAAGAGCACAGACGATACAACCAAAACTGTATCTAAAGAGATCGACAAGAGTTCAAGTAAAGTCACCATCTCTATGCTTGCTGGCGCTAGCTTGACAAAGCTTGGTACACCTATCTACGGTGGTGCAATCTCTAGACCTATCCTAGGCCCTATCACTGTTGGTGTGTTCGGCTTCCAGAACGGTGTGGCCGGCGTAAGCGTAGGTTTGACGTTTTGATATGCCTAAGTTTCGCTTCCTGTGTGGATCCTGCAGTCTAGAGGTAGAGAGATACACTTCGGTCAAGACTGAAGAATCTAAGTGTCCCTCATGTGAAGGCACCATGAAGCGTCAACTTCCCGGTAGCGGTTCACAGGTCTCTAGGGAAGTGATGGATCCATATACCAACGTTCGCACTGCTCCAGATGAGAAGCTGCAGAACCTAGCTCGTAAGACTGAGTACTTCTGGGAAGTTGAAGTCCCTAGACTCGTTCAGACATACTCGACGCAGACGTGTCTTGAAGAAGGCTGGCTTGTGTACAATGACAAAGGTGAACTTGTCATTAACAAACCGCCGAGCAAGAGATGAAGAAGTATAGTTACGATAACTGGAATCAAGTTTTAGAGCTACCAGAAGGCGAAGATAAGAAGAGACAACTTCGTATTGTTGGCTCTCTAGCCAGGGGCAATCTTCACTGGTTTGTTCGTAAGCTTATAGGCGGCATCTCAACCGATGATCCTGAGTGGTGTAAACAGAGGATTGCGGCTGGCGAGATGCTTCCAAAATCTGACTTCTTGAGAATTACGAGGACGTATGAAGATACTCTCGGTATCTATTAAAAACATTCTAAGCATCGAGGACGCATATGTGGAGTTTGACGAAACTGGACTCATGCTCGTACAGGGGTGGAATCACGACGTCGGTCGAGCAAATGGAGCAGGCAAGACAGCTATATTTAACGCGATTACATACGCTCTCTTTGATAAGCTTCCTCGAAAAATTACTGCATCGGAAATTCTTCGGAGGGGATCTAAGAGCGGAAGCGTTGAGGTACACCTCGAAGTTGGTGGAGATCGATACGTGGTCAAACGATCCCGTCCTAAGGGCGTCGCTTTCTCCAAAGATGGAGCAGCACTTACGGTCACTCAAGAAGGATGGGAGCGAATCCTCAAGTTGAACTACACCCAGTTCATCATCTCGATGTACGCTGCACAAGGCACATCAACAAGGTTCTTGTCAATCAATGACTCAGATAAGAAGCAATTTTTGTTGCAACTCTTGAATCTTGAGGAGTTTTCCTCTTGCAAGCTTATAGCTGATAAGAAAGTAAAGACCTTAGAGGATGAGGTTGCTTCTTTGAAATCCCGGATGGATGCCATAGATTCAAAGGTAGACGCTTATCAAGAGTCGTTGGTTGACGAGATCACAATAAATCACCACATCAATATCTGTGACCAGGTGATTGCAGAGCTATCAACCATCGTTACAGACGCTCAGGCCGTTCCCAAACCAGACCTTAGCAAGTATCAGAAGCTTCAAGAAGATATTGCTACAAAGAAGACAGAATTCACTAAAGCACGCATGAAGAGGGAGATGCTGCATGACCAATACCGTAAGATCCAAAGCAAGGCAAAGCCATTCAATGGAAGAACAGCTTGCGTGGAGTGTGGATCGTCGCTTGATACAACTGCTGCGGAAGCTCAACATGGTAAACTACTTGATTCCTGTAAGATCGAACTTTCCAATCTTAAAACGGAGATTGACGCCTGCGACGCGATACTCCTGAAGGAGAACGCTGTCAATGAGCTTCAAGTAAAGGTACGAGACAAGAAAAGGGTCGAGTCTAAGGACTGGGAAGTTGCTATCAGCAAGGTAAATGATGCTCAAACTAAGATCAACTTGAAGGTTCAAGAGCGCGAGCAACTATATTTAAAACTTCAAAATAACTTAGAATTAAACAATAAGATCAAAGATCTACTTGACAATCATGTAAAAATTGTTAACAGTAGGGCCACCATATCACGGGAAATTGAACTTTATAAAACGATCTCAGCTATGTATTCGCCTACCGGGGCCCAGGCTTATATCCTTGATTCTGTTATCGATTCTTTCAACGAACGAGTTGTTGAATACGTAAACCTTTTATGGTCAAATATGACCTATGAACTGAAGTCTTACAAGGAAACAGTCAAAGGTGATGTCACAGCGAAGTTCTCTGAACATCTCATCATGGATGGCAAGCCCATCTCTATAGGTAGTCTTTCTGGGGGTGAATTCCGTGCACTGTCCCTATGTGTAGACTTCGCTCTCATAGATGTGATGGAGCGCCAGTTTGGCATATCGATGTCCCCGATCATCCTAGACGAACCGTTTGACGGATTGGATGGTACGGGCAGGGAGCTCATCATCGAGCTCCTGGACGCATTCTCTCACAGCAGACAGGTCGTAGTGATTGATCATGCTAGTGAGGTTAAGTCTATGTTCTCTAAGGTAATCAACATAGAGAAGCGTGACGGAGTTTCCAAGGTTAGCTTAGAAGCCTGATAAAATCAAGGGATGCAGGACCTAATCGACAAGATTGAAGAGCTAAGGAAGAACTTAGCTGCAATGAAGAAGCCAAAAGAAGGGCCTCTAGTACCTGCAATCAAGCAGCCCTCTATAAAGCCACTCTCCATGCCGGCGGCTGGTACGGGTGGTGCACCTAAGAAGATTCCTGGTGTTGCACCTCCAAGCAACAAGGATCCTAGGCAGGTTGCAGCTCAACTCAAGAATCCTAGACCTAAGAAGCCTAAGATCGAGATGCTTAAGTTCGAGAAGAACGGCCAGTGGTCGCTGAGCAAGTTCGGCGAGAACAATTCAGTATAATCTCTTCGTGAAGAAGAGACCTCCATACAATCAAGAGTCAGCAATACGCGGAGCACTAAGACGTGCCTTCTCACGTTCGCCATTGGTTCGTGAAGTATTAGAAGAGTCTCGTCAAGAGTTTCCAAGGTACAAGAAAGACGGCACCAGGCATAAGAAGAACTGGGTTAAGAGACAATGTCAGGTCTGCGATGAGTGGGTTAGCAGCAGTCATATAGCTGTCGACCACATTGATCCTGTTATCTCAGTGGAAGATGGTAAGCAGGACTGGAATACGTTCATCGATCGTCTGTGGTGCAATACTTCCGGTAAGGCAAACCTTCAGCGCATCTGTGATCCTTGCCACGACAAGAAGACGCAGGTTGAACGTATTGCACGGTTAACCAAACAGTACACTGAGGAACTCGACGCTCTAGAAGAGATTGTCTCATCTGGTCGCGGCGACCCTAAAGTACTCAAGAAAACTCTTAGTAAATATACTGCCAAGAAGAAGACTAAGGGTCTCGAACCGATAGTAGAAAGAGCCCAGAGATTAAAAGACAGGCTAAAAACAAGGAGCACAAATGTCAAGTTCTGAATCAGTTAAGAAGGTTCTCAGTAAGAGTTTCGTTGACAACCATGAGAACGTCAATGAGGATGTGGCTGCTGACCTCATCGTCAAGGCTACCCAGAAGATCAGGGCTATCAAGGAAGAGCGAGCTGCCCACGAGAAGCTAGCCCAGGCCAAGCAGATCGTCAAGGACCTTAATGCTGGCTTCTCCAGTGCCCTTAAGTACGAACAGGCCAAGATTGACTTCCTACTTGAGAAGATTGAAGAGATCCAGAGTGGCGAAGTTAACCCTAGCTCAGGTGCAAATGCCTGATAGAATGGGTCTTACTTGACTTAAGGAGACCCTATGAGCTTAAGAGACTCTTATTACGGCGGCCCAAACGGGCTACAACAGCAGATGGATGCTGCATTTGCGAACGGCATAGCTTACGTAGGTGCTGGATCTAACGACATTTCTACACTTGATCTTGGCGATCGAAACGGTTCCAACCTAGGAGCCGGTGCTGCTCAGCCTGGTAAGTACTTTAGCTACGCTACACCAACTGCGAACTACTTCATGTGGTTCATTGTTAGTGGCGAAGTTGCTCCTTCGGTATCGGGAACCTTGGTTCCAGTTGCGATCCTGTCGGGCGATAGTTCTACTCAAGTTGCAGCTAAGATTGCTACGGCTATGAATGCAATCATGAATACACCATTCTCGGTTGTGTCTAGCGCTAGCGTAGTTACAATGAACAACAGCTTAGCTGGTGCAGTGATCCTTCCAGTCTCTGCTGGAACGCTCGGTGGAACGGCTGCTGTGGCTCAGGCTCAAGCAGGTGTTAACACCACTGGAAACTACAACACTCTTGCCGCTGGTATCCAATCAGCTGCTCAGAGCGGTTTGTTAGACTTCAGAGTAGTTGTTCAAGGCACTGGTAATCAGAACTCTGTAAACCTCAGGAATCGTAACGGTAACAACTTAGCATTGAGAGCTTTCTTCGCTGGAATCTATCAAGCTATGGCTGAGCAACAGATTTACGACTATCAGGTTCGTTTAGAGCTTGACATCAGTACTAGCCAAAGCACGAACGTTATCTTCAACTTTCACTTCGGAAACATCTGTTCTCATGCTCCTGTTAACCTCAACTCGTTGATCTGCCCTCCAAACGGTAACGGCACCTCAACAGGTCCTGGTAGCTCTGGAACGCGCTGCTGCTAAGCAAAGACTAACAACTTAATCCAACGGACGGGCATGGGAAACTGTGCCCGTTTCTTTTTGTATAATATGTGCATGCCAAGATTCAAGGAACCTGCACAGCTACACAATCACTCAAAGTATTCTCTGCTCGACGCAGTGCCTTCACCTGAAGAGTGGGTTGGTTGGTGTCTTGAGTCTGGTACCCCTGCTCTTGCTGTCACCGATCACGGTACAGCTATCTCTATGTATGACGCTTTGAAGGCGAAAGAGTTCATTAAGAACTACAACAAAGAGCATAAGACTAATCACCCTCTAGACGCGGTCACTCTGATTCCGGCCGTTGAGCTGTACGTGAAGCTCAATGCTGAGGACAAGAGCCACTATCACATCACAGCATGGGCAGCAAGCACAGAGGGATATCACAACCTCATGAAGCTGTCGTCGATCGCGTATCACGATACAGTTTCTTACTTCGGCTCTGTCAAGGCTCGTGTAACCTTTGATCAGATCAGACAGCATAAGGCTGGCATCAAGTTTGGAACTGGCTGTATCGCAGGTCCTATCGGCAAGGCCTTCTGGGATGGCGACAAGAAGCTGGCTGAAGAACGTTTCTTAATGTACAAGGAGCTGTTTGGTGATGATCTTTATATTGAGTTTCATTGCAATGATGTCACTCATAATTTTAATAAGACTACTGGCTCTTTCGATCCTATTCCGGCTGACGAGTGCTCCTGCGACGGAAACAAGCAAAAAGGATACAACCTCTTCTTAAGAGACATGGTTGACAAGTACGGTGGAAAGTGCATCCCAGTTACGGATGCCCACTTCATCATGCCTGAAGACAAGGTCATCCAAGATTGTCTACTCAAGAACGGTAACTCGAACGGATGGTACTTTTATGAGTCATATCACCAGCTCAGAGCAGAGCAGATGTTCGACAAGCTTAGAGTACATCTCGGCGATTGGCTCACAGAAGATACTTTCAAAGTATGGATCGAGAATACTTACGAGGTCGCAGAAGCTGCAAAGAATATCTCTGTTAAGTTTGATTATCACCTCCCGCGGGTTGTCATACCAGAGCACATTAAGGCTAAGACTAGTGATTATGACACTCAAACTTATTACTACATGATGGAGCTTATCCACGGGCATGGACGCTGGAATAACGATCCAGTCTACATCGCTCGTTTCAAGCAGGAGCTCAACGTTATTAAGGATAATGAGACTCTTAACTTCATACCGTACTTCCTAGTCTACGAGGATATCGGTAGGTTCGCCAGGTCTCAGGGCATCTTGCAGAACATCGCTCGTGGATCTGCTGGTGGTTCACTTATCAGCTACTATCTAAAGATTATTCATGTCGACCCTATCAAGGCTAACCTACCTTTCGAGCGATTCCTCTCTCATGCTCGTATTAGAGCTGGATCCTTTCCAGATATCGATGCAGATATTGGTGACCGTGCAAGGTCACTGGTTATGAACTATCTTCGTACGAAGTATGGGGTTGGGTTTGCCCAGATCTCCACATTCCAGAAGATGAAGACTAAGAATGCCATCAAAGATGCCATGTTTGCTATCTATGGCAGGTCTAGGAATGACGTAGAGATCAAGATCATCTGCGACTCGATCCCAGATTCCCCTCAGGGTGTGGACGAGTACGATTTCTTGTACGGTGGAACCGACAAGGAAGGCAACTATACCGCAGGCCAGGTGGAGATCAATAAGAATCTAGCCAACTTCTTCTCTACGTATCCTGATGTAGAGAAGATGGTTAAGAAGCTCATTGGCACGATCCGAGGCTGGTCTCGCCACGCTTCTGCGTTCGTTATCTCAACATTGGATCTATCAGCTGAGCGTGTTCCAACGATGGTGATGAAGGATAAGGAGCTAGGTGATATCGTCTGCACTCAGTATGACGCAGACATGGTAACAGCTTGCCAACTTGTTAAAGCCGACATCCTTGGAATTAAGACGCTCACAGCGGTATCCGACTGCGTGGCTCTTGTCAAGGATAAGGTTGACTACCTCGCTGAGGAAGCTGGTATGCCGTACATTTATAGGCTGCCAGAAGACGACGGTGTGTATGCCGACTTCTACAACAAGGATACAGATTCTTCGTTCCAGTTTAACACGGAGTTAATCAAAGGCTACATTCAGGAGTTCTGTCCTATCAAGCGCGGAGACCTGTCAGCTATGACGGCCCTTTGTCGCCCTGGTGCTCTTGATGCCCCACTCTATAATACGACTGCCGCTCAGTACTACATGGACATTCGTAATGGGAAGAGGGACATTGAATATCTTCACGAAGATCTAAAACCTATCCTCGAGTTCAGTAACGGCGTCTTCGTCTATCAAGAAGAAGTCATGAGATTCCTGGTGGAGGTTGCAGGCTATTCTTGGGAAGAGTCTGACATCATCCGTGCTGCTATCGCCAAGAAGAAGCACGACGTCATCATGAATACGTTCGATAGGATTCGTAATGCGTGCAAAGCGCGAGGTTGGACTGATGAAGCTGTAGAGACAATCTGTCAGCAGATTCAAGCTTTCTCTCGCTACTCGTTCAACAAATCCCACTCCCATGCGTACGGCGAGCTGGGATACATCACAATGTACCTGAAGCACCATCACCCTCTAGAGTGGTGGGCAAGCACGCTGAACGTCCATAACGGCGATGAGGCTAAGGTTCGTCAGTATATGTCTAGACTTGGTAACTTAGTGAGACCTCCATCTCTCAAGTATCCTACGGACAAGTTTGCGGTACGAGAGATTAACGGGGAAAGGTATATCGTTACTCCGTTGTCAGCCATTAAAGGCGTTGGTCCTGCGGTCGTGAAAGAGTTGTGCAATAAAGGTCCATTCCCTACGCTGGAAGACTTCGTAAAGCGAATCGACCACGCTAAGGTGAACTCTGGCGGTATCTCTTACCTCATCAAGGGAAGAGCAGCCGATGACATGATGGACATGTCTATACCTGATTACAGCGAGCGTAGAAAAGCATTCATTGAAACCTACAAGAAGCTGAGAGGTAAAGAGATCAAGCTTCAACCTGAAGTGTTCGAGTTCGATCCACTGTCAATCTTCCTAATGGAGAAGGAATACAACCAGGCTTTCAACAAGAACCTTCTCTCTGACAAGGGAGTTGTGGACATCATTAAGAGCAGGTGGCCAGCTCTCTCCGAGACTGGTCGAGCAGGTGTTCCCCTCATGATGGGTGGAGATACACCTATCTTAGCTACTATCAAGGTTGCAGAGGGTCTCATCAAGAAGGAGTTCGTTAAGGAAGTAGGGATGATCCTGCTATACGAATCGTCAGCCTTCACTAAAGGCGTATCCAAGAAGAGTGGTAGACCTTGGCAGAAGGTCTCGGTATACCTCTCTGACGGTTTCACGACGATTGAGTGCACAAACTGGGATGCCAACGCCGCGCTTGGTTGGGCTAAGAACACTATAGTTTATGTCAGAGGAAAGCTGAAGCCAGGGTGGAAGACTCCTGTTAGCTTACAGATTGAAGAGATCGAGAAAGTAGAATAGCTCTCTTAGTATCATCACAATAAGGAGAATCGAATGGCAAAATTTGTTGTAGTAAATGAAGCACCGCAGACTTTAGAGAAGGGTGAGATCGTAATCAACCAGGCAGACTTCTCAGAGCAGATCGTTGCGAACCAGAAGAAAGCCCCAAGGAAGAAGCAGACTGGTTTGAACCATCTTCGCGAGGTGCTCAACTCTATCGGCGTCAAGTATGACCCAGATATGAACGTCTTTAAGATTAGGCTTGTCAACTATGAAGGCCTTCCATATGCTGACGAAGCTGAGTTCTCGGCCATCGTTACTCGTATCCTGAAGAACGAGTATCCCGTCATCTTTGACAAGGTTCTAGAGTATCAACTTAAGAATCGACCTATGAATACTAAGTTGATCTACTATGTAGGTGACTTCAATTCAACTGGACCTTTCTACAAGAACGGTCTAGACCCAATCGATCTCAAGGACGTCGAATCATACATGACTGGCAAACCTAAGAAGGTTGTTGGAAAGCCAGCAGTAACTAACGCAGAGGCTAAGGGCGATGGCGACGCCGAATAAAGAGTGCATTGAGTGCGGCTACGAAGCCAATGAAGAATGTGACGTCTGCGGACACATTGTCTGTGACGATTGCATAGATCTTCATGGTGAGTTCGTCCACTCTGATGATAACGATGTCAAGTAGTACTTTACTTAATTTTCTGCTTCTTGTTTTTGTGTATGCTGGGGTTCAACACTTCAGTCATCACAACTGTATTGCTATAGCCACGGTGAGTGCCTTGCTATTTTTAAAGACGCAACCAACGATACAGATTTCTAAAAAACGTGGTATAATATAAGCACGCCAATATTGGTGTTTAACTGTAACCTATGGAGAAAATCTATGACCGTAAACTCAAAAATCAAGCTCAATCTCGATTCCCTCAAATCCCGCAAAGAATGGAAAAGACACAAGGTGAAAGATGGTCACAACATCTATCGCATTCTTCCCCCATTTGGCGAGGCATCTAACGGATATCCTTATCGCAAGTGGCAGATCATCTGGGGTCTTACTGATCCAGAGAATGGTCGCGCTCGTCCTTTCGCTTCCTCAATGACCTCTGAGAAACGTTGCCCAATCACCGAGTATGTCAATCAGCTGAAGACTCGCGCTGAAACCATGACTTCCAAGTTGAAAGCCGACGGCGTCAGTGAAGAAGATATCAGGGCACGTCTCAAGGATCTTCAAGACCTTATCGGAAACCTTATCCCTAAGACTGTCTACGTTTACAACGCCGCCGACAAGGGCGGTGAAGTAGGACTTCTCGAGCTGAAATCTACAGCTCACAAAGAGATGAAAGAGAAGATGAACAAGTACATCCAAGACTATAACCAGGATCCTACGTCGCTTAACAGCGCCGATGATGATGCTGGTGTGTGGTTCGATGTCGTTCGTTCTAATGCCACGGGCAAGTTCCGTGACACGAAGTACGAAGTTGAAAAAGTCCAGACGAAAGTGAAAGGCCCTAACGGCGTTATTCAGTTCGTTGACGACCGTTCTCCTCTTCCAGACTCCATCGTTGAGAACTACGATAACTTGGCATATGACCTGTCTTCGATCTATCAAGCTAAGACGTACGAAGAGCTTCAAGAAGTTCTTGATGCAAATATGCCTGGCATCATCGAGCTAGTCCCAGATGCTAACCTTGCAGTTGAACCTGGCTTCGCAGCCGCAGCAAAACCTGCTGCTAAGCAAGCGGCTCCAGCTTCCCGTCCAGCAGCAAGTCACATCAAGACCCGTCTTGATGACAATGACGATGATGCTCCGATGGGTTTCGCAACCACCACTACCGCTGCACAAACCGCAGCTGTGAGTGCTGATAGTTTCTTGGATGAGGCTGACGCGCTCTTGAACGGATAATCAAAATGAGTGATCTAACCCAAAAGGTAGACATCACTCGTCTTGCTCATTATGTAAATAAGATACAGGAGTTGTCATCTGTAAATAAGATGATGGCTCCTGTATACTTACAAGACATGATTATGGGCCAAGACGTTGCTGCTGGGCTACTAGCAAAAGCGATGCAGGCTGACTCAAAAGCTAAGTCCAAGGTGGAACACGCCGAGGCAATAGCCTATCTTGAGAACGCTCGACCATATCTGGAATCCAAGGGTATTAAAGATACCAGCGAAGCCAGGAAACAATACGTGAATATTGACGAGAACGTCATGAAGGCCAAGGACGAGAGAGCACTGTCTGAAGCTCTAGTTACTCTCCTCAAGGGCAAGCTTTCTCAGCTGAGACAAGCTCACGACGATCTGAAGAAGATCGCATATGGAGATCAGAATATGACTCCATACGAAGGGATGTAAGATGTCAAAGCATTATAGTAAGTTAAGTGAAGATTTCGGTATTGCGGCAGATGAACTGAAGCAAGCTGAGGGAGAAGTTATCCCTGCATGGTCACCTAGTGTAAACTGGGCTACCTGCATCGGTGGTTTCAAGTGCGGCAAGATCTCTGTTATGTATGGTCCTGAGAGTGCTGGTAAGTCTCTTATGGCAATGATGGCCATTATCGAGATGCAGCGCAGGGATCCAGAAGCTATCGCTCTCTGGTTCGATGCCGAGTTCTCGTTCAACGTCCAGCTGTTCATGAAGCTAGGTGGGGATGCTAAACGTCTCAGAATTAAGAAGACGAATGATCCAGTTAAGATCTTCGACTTCATTGGAACGAGCGTTCTGGAAGCTATTCAAGAAGGCTATCCCATCAGAGCCATGGTTGTTGATACGATCAAAGCAATCAGGTACCCAAAGGAATCAAACAAGAAGCTTACAACTGATATGACGATGGGTGGTACGGGAGCTAGTTATCTCCCAGGTGCTATCAAGTTGATTCTTCCTATCATCGCTGAGCATAACATCATGACCATCTTTGTTCAGCAGGTCACGATGCAGATCGATCCTATGAAGGCTCTTCGTAACCCATACGTTCTCACAGAGGGTATGGCTCTCAAGCATTGCGCTGACATCATGATGGAGATCATCAAGCTCGACACCAAGGCCGGCGTTATTGAGTCTGGTGAAACCATTGCAGGCGGAACTGCACAGGTTGGTCATAAGGTTCGTGTTAAGGTGAAGAAGAATCGCATGGGAGCTCCAGCTCGCGTTGCTCAATTCTCATATCATTATGACAAGGGCATCGTTGACACCGCTTCGGAGATCTTTGAGCTTGGCAAATCATTGGGTGTGATATTCCATCCAGTAAGCGCTGAGACAGGTAGAGAGAACTCCATGATGTGGCAGTTTGCCAACTATGATCCTATCCGTGGTGAAGCTAACCTAAAGGCATTCGTTCTGAACTCTAAGAAGGTTCAGGATGAGATTCTAGAAGCTTGCTACAAGCATCAAGATGCTAAGGTTGAGTTGGATGCGGATGGTGTGGCCATTGATGATCCAGCTGACGCTTTGAACGTGGACTTGGACGGCTAATGATTTACCTCACTTCAGATCCTCACTTCTGGCATGCGAATGTCATTAAGTACTGCAACAGGCCTTTCGCCTCTGTAGAGGAGATGAATGAGGCTCTTATCCGTAACTGGAACGAGGTAGTACAGCATGACGACGTGGTCTATTGTCTTGGCGACTTCAGCTTGGCCGCACGACCAGTGGAAGCATATACATTGCGACTCAATGGCACTAAGTACCTGGTTCCTGGAAACCATGACTTCTGCCACTCGTACCACAAGAAGTCCAGAAACCCAGAAAACAGGGAAAAGTGGATTGCGCAGTATGAAGCCTGGGGATGGAAAGTTCTCCCAGAGCAAACGACGTTAGATATACCTGGGGTCGCCACAGTTAACCTTTGTCATCATCCTTACACCTTAATTGGGCCTGGTGATGATAAGTATGACAAGTGGCGACCTAAGGATGACGGCAGATGGTTGCTATGCGGCCACGTCCACGAGAAGTGGAAGGTGGTAGGTAGAATGATCAACGTAGGCGTAGACGTCTGGGACTACAAACCAGTTCCTATTACGGAGATTACGAAGATCATATGCTCATCGAGTACTACCTAGCAGACGGCCAAAAGATCAGTTACGATACCGGTGGTTGTATGGTATCTATGAGCATGATTGATGACATCGCGCTCATGTACGCTAAGATGAGACCTAACGATCTACCGACAGATGTGTACATGCATGTGACGGTTTATACTGAGTTCATGAGAATGTTGCAGCATAGAATAACGTTGACAACTCCCTCTGATGGCGTTCAGAATCTAATAATTCATACCGGGTGTGGGCCGCTGACTGCCCACGCGATGCCATATGCATTTGATAAGTTTGTAATGTTGATAGGTAAGCAAGAAGACTACGATAGATACTTCATCGATGAAGTTTTCGAGGACATAGTTTTAAAGGATTGTGAACGCGAGTGAGAGTACTTTTCATAGGTGATCCTCACCTAAAGATCAACCGCTTTGACCTAGTTACCAGCTTTCTAAACTGGTTGAATGCTCTCATTGCTAAGGAGAAGCCTGATCTCGTTGTTAATCTAGGCGACACGTTTGATACTCATGCTGTCCTAAGGTCAGAAGTGATGAACGAATTCATGAGCCACGTGTATAAGACGATGGCTTTAGGTATTCCGTATGTCTATCTCCTAGGCAACCACGACATGTACAAGCCCAATGATACTAAGTATCATGCCATGAAACCTTTCAAGGATAAGTTCAAGAATCTCCATATTGTGGACAGTACGGAGGACCTGTTTGGTATGACGTTCGTTCCGTACCAGCACAACGGTGCAAATTTCCCAAAGAAGACGCTACCGATATGTGTGGCACACCAAACATTCATAGGAGCTGATTATGGACCTATCCGAGCAACAGAGGGCGTCGATGCGGCGAGCGTTGAGGGATGTGACATCATCATCTCCGGACATATTCACACGAAATCAGTACTCGGATCGGTCATATACGTCGGTTCACCATTTAGTCAGTCTGCTTCAGACGTTGATCAGATCAAAGGAATTACCATCTTTGATAGTGACACGTACGCTCAGAAGTTTGTCGAAACTCCACTCCCGACATGGAGACGACTACGTGGACTGGTATCTGAACCTGCCTCGATTGGACTCATCTCCCAGGATATTAAGCAGAGCATCTCTGGAAGCAAGGATCATTGGGTCCTCGAGCTAGAAGGTCCTCAAGCTGAGATTGTAGCTTTCCTGGGCTCCAGTGAGTATAAAGATTCTGTCGCTGATGTTGATGTGAAGGTAAAGACGAAATTCACTGATAGGGAGAAGAAGAAGGTTTCCATTGAAGCGAAGTCTATGGAGCACATTGTATCAGAGTACGTAGTTAAAGTGTATAGTGGTTCCATAGATAAAGAAGAGTTATTAAAGCTTGCAAAGTCTGTTCTAGGCGAATCTAGACAGAGTAAATAGAGTTATCCACCTGGTATAATAGTTATATGGTGGATAGCACCAAGGAGTAGATGTGGATCTTCAGAAGTTAACAGAGATGGTCGATCAGCAAAGGTGGTTGTTAAACAACGGCCTAGTGCCTGATTCTGCCAAGAATCAACTGTTCTTCTATGGATCTATCGTCCACGCTGAGGTGCAAGCCGTTGAAGTTAAGATTCGTCCTGAGGACAAGTTCGTAGACTATACGATCTATCTTCAGAAGGGTCTCATAGCTAAAATGGCTAAGTATCAAAGGCTATCCACCGCCACATCGTTATTCGGCATGTGGCGATTCAAGCGCTTCTTGAAGAAGGAGGGTAGCTTAGATTTTCAAAACATGCTGAGTGCGTTCGTTAGGGACTATTGTGGACCGAGTTGGTCTACAAAGGTAACCGTATTGGACTTCGATGTGTATGTAGACAACATTGGAGTTGAAGGTGAGCCCGACGGAGCAAGTCAGCAATCTAATAAATTGCCTGACTAAAGACGAAGATTTAAGACAAGACCTTTGGGTGCACTACCTTAGTGGTCACTCTCCCTCCTCATTTGCCTCCTACTTACAAAAGATCGAGAAAGAGTTTGCTGTAGACACAGAGCTGCAAGAGCGCCTGTGGTACGCATTCAATGCCCCAGTATCAGTGAAGTTTAACGAGCTGCTAGAATGCTTCAGCGATGTAGAGCGTTCAGTACTATGCATGCTATCGTTAGGCTTAACTGTAAGTCAGATAAGTGGGTATAAAAGGATCAGCGAGATAAGGATCAGGCAGGTCATATCTATCGTTAAAGAGAACGAGTGCTGGGAAGAGTTATATGGCGTTAAAGAAACGACTAACAGAGCAAGAGCGATACGGGTTAAGTGAAGAAGAGACCAAGCTTGCCGAGAAGTACCTAAGAAAGCACAAGACTGCTGGTGCACTTAAGGAACTTGAAGCTGCTAAACTCTTTGAACTATACCTTCTAGGCGAATCGCTACCTAAGATTGCTCAACAGTTTCCTCAATATCACCTGGGCCAGATTGCCCTTACCGCGTCGTTGCGCGGATGGGCATACGATCGAGACAAGATGATGCACACTCTTCAAGACAGAGTTCGTGCTAAGGTTGTTAAGTCTGTTCTTGAGCAAGTTGACTTTCTTACAGCTATGATGTCTGTGGCTAATGCAGAGCACCTTGAGAAGATGATCAAGTACTGTCAGGATCCTATTAACAATCCTAAGCCTGACATGCGCGTTACCAATATTAAAGAATATAAAGATGTAGCCGAGACCCTTTACAAGATCGTCTCCGGCGCAACGCCTGGAAGCAGGGACAAGCAGCGTTCACCTATGTTTGATGCGCTCACCCCTCCGCCAGCTAAGAAGGAAGAAGCTCCTGCGGAAGAGGATGCAAGCACTATCCTAGCCCAGGTAGTCGGAAACAATGAGCAAGAGCAAAACTAACTCAACACTAACATTTGATCAGCAGAGGAAGCTTCTGTTGACGCCTTGTCGTTCAAGACAAGAGCTCAAGAACTGGATCAAGTATCATTTGGGACCTAGCGGCATCACAGAACTTCCTGATGTCACTGTATCTCGTTACTCGGACACGAACCCACTTGATGTTATCTGGGAAGTGTATCGTATCTGTGTTCTACAGCAGAATCCGGACAACGTTCAAGAGCTTCTGTTCGTCGCTGGTCGAGGTTCGGGAAAGACCCTCGGGATGGCTATCGCCGAGCTTATGATCCTGTTGCATGACAAGCGCGATGTCGTTCACGTTGGAGCCATTCAGAACCAAGCTGAACGTTGCTATGCCTATCAGAAGAACTTTCTCTACAACCGTAAACTGAAGACATTAGTTATGCCATCAGATCTCCCAGAAGATGAGAGAATCTTGGAGAAGGCTAACATGTCCAAGTCCATCTTCAACCTAGGCAATGATAAGGTCACACTTGAAGTCTTACCTTGCACGTTAAAGGCATGTAATGGTCCTCACGTTCCTCTAGTCGTTGTCGATGAGATCGATACGGTTTCCGGTGAAGGCGTTAAGGCATTTAAAGAGATTTCCGGTATGTTAGACTCCAAGGGCGGCAAGAAGGCCCTTCGCGTAGGTATCTCCACTCGTAAGTCTCGCTACGGTTTAATGAACCAGAAGCTAGAGGAGATGGAAGCAACCCCCGACAAGACTCGTGTCGTCCGTCGTTGGACCGCATTTGAGTTCACCGAGCGCTGCCCTGATAGTAGGTCCGGCATTCTACCTGTTGATTTGTATGTCAATCAGGATAGGATGGAAGTTCTCACCCAAGAGCAGTTTGATAAGAAGGATAAGCAGAAGCAGAAGGAGTTCCAGCCTCACAAAGGCCTCAACGGCTGCGTCAAGTGTCCACTTTTCTCTATCTGCCTCACCGATGCTAAGTTTCAGACATCAAAGAGCCCAATGTTGAAGACCCTCGATGAGATGGTTCAGAAGGTTAGATCTGAGGGTCCTGACTGGGCCTTAGCTCAGCTTATGAACCTGAAGCCATCAGTGGAAGGCATCATCTTCAGGGAGTTCGAGGAGAAGATTCACATCAGGTCCTGGAACGAGATGTGGAAGACCTTGGTTGGCAAGGAGTTCCCAGGTGAGTGTACTCACGACATGTTTGTTAAGAAGTGCCACGAGCTGAACATCCCATGCTACGCAGGTATCGACTGGGGATTCTCGGCACCTAACACTGTCGTATTCTTCTTCGTTGACTCTAGAGAGAACATCTACGTTGTCAAGTGCGACGGTATGACCCATATCTCTGCTCCGACATGGATTCACCATATTAAGACTAAGTACCACAACATGTATCGCTGTCAGCTGTACGTTCCTGATGCCGCCGACCAAGGCTCCATCCAAGAAATGCAGAAGGCTGGTCTTCCTGTGGCCAACCAACCAGATAAAGGCGCAGTTAACACAGGTATTCAGGTCATCAAGAAGTTCTTGAAGATGCCTGGCTCTACCGAAGCCAAGTTATTCTTAGCTAGAGACTATTGCACACCTCTGGTGAGAGAGTTCTTGCTCTACCACTATAAGGTAGACGCAGCAGGTCTCATCACCGATGATCCTGATACTGAGCATGACCACTGGATCGATGCTCTCAGGTATCCGATGACGCTTCTTTTCGGGAAGTCACAGATCATATTAGGTGGCGGCTTGGCGGACCAGACGGCCGGATTGACAGATGGCTTTGGTAACTTCAACAGGATGCCGTCACCTACGGAATATGCCCTTACACAAGGCATCAAGATGAATGAAACAGAACCCGACAGATCTAAGTTGGGCAAGATTGGTAAGGCCTCAGAGTTAGATGACTCGGGCAACGATGATGACTCTAGCGGCGGGGCCGGTGGCTTCATCTGGAGTATATAGTACACTCTTAAGTCGCTAGAAGGTATAATCATTGCATGGCGTGGTATGACGACTGGTTAAAGAATAGGGTCAGAGGCGAGATTAGTGAGCTATTGAAGGCTGACGGCATCTCTTCGCCAATGGCAGCTCCAGGGACCCAAGATGTGGTCAGTGGAGACGGCTTACCCGACGTTCCAGAAACTGGCCATGACGCTAGTCAGCAGATCGGCCGCAAGGCTTATGTCGATGATCCTTATTTTGATCTCATCGGCAGCCAAGTCAACTATAAATTCAAGCTAACACGCATCTCTAACAAGACCCTTAAAGAGGTCTCTGTAAGAGACTGGCTCATCTCAGCCATCATCCAATGCCGCGTTGATACCCTTCTCAGGTTCTCGCGCATCGAGCATAGACGCCATGAGATGGGTTTCAGGGTTGTCAAGAAGGATAACTCTGCTCACTACTCTCCTGAGGAAAAGGAAGAGATAGCAGCGATCGAAGACTTTATCTATCACTGTGGTCGCAAGGAAGGCACGCCAGCCGACGATAAGAGACTCTTCGGTGAGTTCTTGAAGTGTATCGGCCGTGACGCCCTCACATTCGGTCACGTTGCAATTGAAAAAGTTAAGACGAGAGCTGGTGGCTTACACAGGTTCCGCCCTCTGCCTGCGGAATCTATATATCTTATCAATAAGAACCTCTCGAAGGAGCAAGTGAGCTCCAACGCGATGAAGAATTATCAGCTCACTCGCCCAAAGAGCGACAACGATCCTAAGACTGAACAGGTCGTTAATGAGGTCGAGAACGATTTCATCAAGTACGTTCAGATCTCGTACGATAACAGACCCCTTGCCACGTTCGGTGACGAGGACTGTATCTTCAAGCTGTTCAACCCTCAGAACTTCGCAGACTCGATGGGATATTGCTATTCACCCCTTGAATTAGCTATCATCAACATCACGAATCACTTGAACGTTGAAAACTACAATGCAAACTTCTTCACGCACGGCTATGCAGCCCGCGGCGTTCTCCACCTAAAGGGAACTGTAACGCAGCAGCAGCTTGCCAACTTCCGTCGTACTTTCTATAACAGTATTACAGGTCACCAAAACGCATGGAGAACCCCAATCGTGGCGGGTCTCGATGAAGTTCAATGGGTACCAATGTCTGCTAACGCCAAGGAGATGGAGTACCTCAACTACAACAACCATCTTATGCGTATTCTTTGCTCTCAGTTCCAGATCGACCCGGTCGAGTTGGGATTGGACTACCTCATCAGTGCAACCGGCCGCGGTTCTCCGATGCAGCAGTCTAACAATGAGTACAAGATCACCTACTCCCGTGAGCGTGGCTTAGTACCCCTCTTGATGTTCGTTGAAGATCTTATCAACTGCGATGTTCTTCCTGCTATCGACAAGAGCTTGGCTGGCAAATATAAGTTCGTGTTCACCGGCATGACCGAAGAGACTCCGCAAACTGAGATTGCTCAGATGCAAGCTGAGATGACTGTATGGAAGTCGATGAACGACCTCCTTCAGCAGGCTCAGAAGGATAAGATCGGTGAAGCCGCTGCAGACCTTCCCCTTAACCAGGCTTTCTGGGCACTGGTTGAAAAGAACTACACTCGTGGGGAGATTCGCGAGTTCTTCTTCGGCGATAAGGGTGCAAGCACTAAACGCGAGCTTCAATACATCCCTGGCGACCAGTCATTCATGGCATGGCAGCAGATGTTAGCAGCTCTTGAAGCTGCTGAAGAGCAGAAGAAGCAGATGGCTCAGCAGCAAGATGCTGCAACTCAAGAAGCTCAGATGAAGATGGCTCAAGAGAAGCAGAAGCATGACCATGCTGAAGCTGCTCATGGTCGCGATAAAGAGAAGCACAACCTTGAGATGGAGCAGATCAAAGCTAAGGCTGCAAGTGATGCAGTTCAGAGCGGTCTCAAAGGTACTGCTAAACAGTTTGGTGCATCTAAGGCTGGCAATATAGGTGGTCAGGTTACAGCCAACCCCATCAACAAGCTAGATGGATCAGAATAACCTTTACTTCAGGGCGGATACCGGCGAGGTTATGACTAAAGAGAAGAGAAACTCGGTCATGATGCTAACTAAGATCCTGTATAGGCTCGACATAATCACTGAAGAACAAGCCCTCGATATAGCGACCAAGTTCCATATCTTGTTTGTATAATCACCTCGATTATGGCATTAATAATTCTAGAAGGTCTCGACAGGACCGGTAAAAGTTCAGTTGCCTCTCTCTTTGAGAGCCAGGGGTACGAGCTTATCCATATGTCGGCACCGGATAAAGCTTTAAGTCAACCGGGATACGAAGGTCCAACCTATCTAGATCAGATGGTTGAGATGCTTGCGGCCATTGGCGGTAGGGACGTTGTCCTTGATCGCAGTCACTATGGAGAGCTCATCTGGCCTCAGGTGTACGGCCGCAAGGGTCTTCTAAACGAGGAGGACATGGAATATCTCCGAGAGATCGAGAATAACATGGATCCACTTCGCATCCTGATGCATGATCCAAACAACGAGGCTCATTGGCAACGTTGCGTTGACAACAAAGAGCCGCTCACTAAAGCACAGTTTGTCAAAGCTAGATCGCTTTACTCCAGTATGGCAGATAAGTATGGCTTTGAGCGCAAAACTTTGAAGGACTTTCCTGATGCCGTCCAACCGCTCCCCGCGAATAGTAAACCTCAAGATAGCAAGTCCGCTGATGCTAAGACCGCCAGTGGTGAGGCTTCTGCTTCTTCTCAAGAAGCTGGGAATAATAAGGGGAGTGAGGCTCTAGCTAAGTCTAAAGAACAGTTGAAGCTTGAGCGAGCCAACATTATCAATGAGGTCCTATCTAAGCGCATCATCAAGGGCAAGGGCCAATCGTATGATGACGTTGAAAGAATGGTTCGTCACTTCCTAAACATGGAACTAGGTAAAATTTTGGGTACGAGCGGTCCAAATAACACATCACTTACAAATGAAGAAGTAGAACTACTCAAGTTCTTCTGCCAAAGATTGAAAGATAAGGAGTCACAATGAAGGGTTTCAGACAGCAGCCACAGGTAGGACGTAAGGAAAGACTTCGCGAGATGGAGACCGAGCTAAAGAATATGGCGATGTCCCTTCGCATCTCTCAGATGATGACTCAACAGATTCTTCAGAATATGAAGGCTATGGCTGAGGACATGGGACGAAACGTCGGCCTCATCAGCGAACTTCAGTATAAGGTCCTTGCGGTTCAGAAGGCTGCTAACCTCGACGTCGTTCAGTTAAACGAAGTTGCCAACGAATATCGTCTGAGGGACTTCTGCGAAGCTTCTGATAAAGAAGATGCAGAGCAAGGTTTCACTGTAGGTACAGTCGTAGATGAGCACAGCACTGTCATCCTAACCTCTACCACTGCCGATAAGGATCGCGGCATCTTCCGTTCACGTATCAAGCTGTCAACCTGTCAGGTCCCTGACCTCATCAAGGCTTTCACTGGTCGTGAAGTTGGTGCACGTGCTGTCGTATCCCTCAACGGTATCGAGCATGATGTAGAGCTTCTAGCAATTAGACAACCAGCTCCTGTAGTGGCTGAAGCAGCTCCGCAACCTGATGCGCAGGCGGTCCAAGGGAACGCATAATGTCTGATGATGACAAGGAGATGGACCAAAGGTGCCCACGCGCCCTTGATAACCTTCCTAAGGAATTTTGTCCTCTCGCTGTCA